AAGTGGTTTAACGGCTTCTAAGATGTCTTCAGCACTTCTGTATTTATACTTACCAAAACTATTGAATTGGTTCTTAGGTGCTTTTAATTCGCTTTGTATAGCTATTAAATAGTCCTGCTTGTTTTCTCCTTTCATTATTTTAAATTTATTATTATTGGTGAGTTATTATTTTCTTTATAGTATTCTAAATATTCAGGTTTCAATTCTACTTGCCAGTCATCTTGAGTTTGCCAACCGTAAGTCTTTAGCATTTCTTCAAACTTCCTGAAAGTCTGTAGTTCCGTTCCTATTACAATTACTGATCTACCATTATTACTCAAGTCATTACTAAAGTGTCCTGACATTCTATCATAAGTGTTTATTCCTGTAGCTAAGTATTGAGGTTTTAAATGCCATTCTTCAGCAATTACTTTCTTATTGTCTAATTGATAGCCCATAAATTTACTGTAGTGAGGCTTATTGTAGTCAATGTAAGTAGAGTGTTCTAAATATTCTGCGTCTAGTATAGTCATAATTAAAATATTAAAGAGTCAATAAATCCTAATGTTCCACACATCATAAATAAAAGTATTGTAAAGATTGCCAAGAGTCCAATAGAGAAAGCAAAGTCGTGTAGTTTTTTATTGTATCTTACTCTGTCTAGTTCTTGAACATCTTCCCTCTTGTAATTTCCTAAAGAGTTCTTAGTAAAGAATTGATCCTTTTCTATTTCATTCAGATAGTGAACTACTTTGCTTTTTAAATTTGTAATCTTAAAGTTTTTCATCTTAATTGTATTGATTAATTATGAAGCAAAGATATAAAAATATAATGTTATAAACAGAATGATAAACAAAGTTATTAACAATTTAAGTGTTTATATCTAGGACGAACTTTATAGCTTGTCTAGTATATTAGTATTAAAAAGAAAAGAAAGTGCCTAAAACGGCTATACGGGGTGCTAAAAATAGTGTACTAGCCTTGCTATTTGCCCTGAGTCTTTGGAATGAATGAAACCTTCAACTGCTTTTTGTACTCCACAGAATCCTTTTCTATTATGCCAGGAATCTGTACCTGAAGGACTACGCATATATTCAACAGTTACACCTATGAAGTCTTTAGCGTCTAGCCATTTGTATTTTACTTTGTGATGTATATGGTGAAGATACCAATATCTGTATTTAGTTTCTGCCCACATTAAAGGTCTATCGTTAGCCATTAACATTGGTAGTTTATCCATCTTAGCACCATCTCCGTGTTCTAGTCCTATAAGATTAGAACCATACTTATAGTATTTTCTGTGTGCTACTGATATATCAAATGTTACATCTTTAGTATTTCTGAACCAAGACTTTAAAGAGTGTGCTAAATGAAATCCACTTTGATAATCGTGATTAGACATTGAGTGTACAACATCTACAGGTGCTACTTGTCTTAATATCTCAACGCATTTAACATAGAGCTTTAAAGCTACTTCAAAGTGCTGCCACCATTTACCATCTGCATCTTGTGGAGTTCCTGCTGTTGTTGTATTATAGACATTGTCAATGTGTAGTATATCATTACCTACACAAAATAAGACTCTATCTATACTAAACCCTTGAGCCTTGCTTATAAGTCCTGTAACGCCTTCTAATACTCTATTGTATGCTATCTCTGTATTATAGTCATCACCTGTTTCTAAAGCTACACCTAGTTTACCTATATGTATATCAGCAGGATTTATCACTAATAAGTGTTCACCTTTAACTCTTTTGATTTCAGGGTATTTTGGAGAATGATTTTCAATTAGACTTTTTATGTCTTCAAGTAGATCGTTTTGGTCTGTACCATATTGTTCTTTGGTAACTATAGAAAAGCGTAAATCACCCCCCATATTCTGCCAATGTTTAACGCTTACAATATCATTCTTATCTATACCTCTATCTTTAAGATGTATGTCTAAGGCTGTATTGCCGTTAATGTTTTGTAAGTCCTTCCCTCTGCTCTCATTGATTAACTCAACTTCTTCAGGGGAAAGTCTTAGTCTTTTTCCTTCTTTTGACAAACTATTTTTTAGCTACGTCTGCTATTCCTTGTCCAACAATAAGAACTAAGATTGCGTGATATAACTCTTTTGCTGTATCAGCATCAACTCCTAAGTAAGTTACTATTGCAGGAATGACTACTGAACTAATTGCGTACCAAAACTTCTTAGACTTTAGCATCTGTCCGATAAGGTACTTTTGGAAAAACTTTTTCATATTATTTGTTTTTGATTATTAGATTAATGTTTTCGCCGCCTAAATTAAGTATTTCTTTGATTAATAAGTCCATAGCTAAGACAGAGTTATTAACAACGTCCTGTTGAGTGCCTAGTCCTACTAGAATACAACCACTTGTATCTTTAGCTGTATTGCCTCTGTGAAATAGAATCCAATCTCTATTAGGAACTTCTTGAACTAAGAGATGTAAGTAATCTCTTGAAGCTGATTCTCTAGCTAGTCTAAGTCTTACAGGGTATTCACCTTCAGGAATGCAACTTATATTTCTTTGATTATCTTTCCAGGGGTTCTCAAGTGTATCACAAATTCTTTCTCCATTTATAAAGAGTTCACCCAACGTACTCTCCTTGCTAAATGTATCTCTAATCAATAAGAGGTTTATCATTTTTTTTTATCAAACTTAATAAACTTGTAAATGGTAAAGGCTATAGCTAGAGTCAAAGAAACTAGAGTTAGAACTTGATTAGCCTGACCTAAACTTAATCCTATTGCTGTACTATTTGCTAGTCCTACTTGAAGGCTGTCTTGCATTGCTTTTATTTTTAGGCTTTTTATCCAAGTAGGATTTAAGCTTTGTTATATTAATTTGTTTTGGCTTGTAGTGTTTCTTCATTATGAGTAGTCTGATGAGCTTAAAAAGTTTTGTAAAGTAAGTCTAGTTCCTTGTTCTTGAGGACGTTCAAGGTTCATTCCGTTATAGTAAGCATTTCTGTCTGCGTCCACATCTGAGCCACTTGAAGTACCATATTCAGGAAAAAGTGTGTTATTATTACAAAGATAGTCTATCATACGTTCTGTGTAGTATTCAGCAGTATTTCTTATTTCTTCTCTTAGGTGCTGACTTTCCTCTGTAGTTAAAGCTGTTCCTGTCTCACTCGTTTTGCTGTAAATATTTCCATTCTCCACCTTAAAGCGTAAAAACGGGATGCAGTGGTATAACGCCCAGTTCGGTAGCATATCGCCTATGTAATCATCTAGCAAAGTCTTGTATGCTGCATTAGCAGGTAAGCCTACTGTTCCTGCTATAATTAAGTCTTTAAGCTTTTGATTTAATGGTGTGCCTAAATGTGTTTCCACATAGAGTTTTTGACTCTGGCGTAAATAAGGCAATAATATCTCATTATCAACTGATAAATTGATGGCAGTGCTATCTTTTAATTTACTTTCTGATACAAACAGTACGTAGCTCATAGTTATCTTGGTTCTAAAAATCCGTTATTTTTCATTCTCTTTGGTGGTCTTGCTACTAAGTTATCATTCTTTTCTGCTGTGAATCCTTCTGACCTAGCTTTTGTATATCCTATTAATTGGCTAGAAGATATATTACTTTTAGCACCTCTTAATGAAGTCTTATATATTTGTCTTAGCCAATAGTGGTGACAGTTACCACCTCCTTTGTAAAGCCATATACTATAAGTGTTAGCACCTCTAGGACCCCAACCTGGATTAACTGCTCTATTTCCCATTTGTAAAATATCTTCCTTACGATATATTTTATTTGCAGAATCCATTAATTTGCAAAAATCTCTTGTACCACCTGTTTGGCTTAAAAAGTTGTCTTGAGTGTAAACATATCTAACTTTGTAAAACTCATTATCTGATTTATTAGTTCCGTCTTGCTTACTTCTAGAATTAGGTCTAGCAGTTCCTGTTGAAGCTAATTCTAATTTTTCATTTGCTACTTCATTTAAAACTTGCTCAAAGTTAAAGTCTTGGTGTTCTCCATCTACTACTTCTTCTTCTACTAATTCCCAATCTTCTGGCATATCTTCTCCAAACTCCTCTATGAACTTTGAAAGCTCTGTAGCTTCTTTATGACCTTCACAAGCCATATAGACTGTCTTACCTTCATAATCGTGTTCGTGGTAGCCTTCACACCCTAAAGTCTTTGCACTCGCTAAGGCTTCTTCTATGGTATCAAAAACAGGCTTTCCATCTATCATACCAACTTTAGCAAAGTCTTCTCTAACTTCTACATCAACATCTAAAGGAGCATATCCCATTTCTTCCCTTATTTCATCAGAAGTTAAAACAGCAGCTAAGTCTTGATTTGTGAACTTAACAGTAATTGGTTTAAGTTGTACGAACTGGACAGGCATATCCATATTATTAACTTGGAATATTTTATGTAAAGTTTTTAGTATTTGATTTTGGAATCCTACAACAACTGTGTTAAGATAAAAATTACTTGCTGCGTTTAGCTCGTCTGCATTGCTTGAGAACCCGTTAGCACTATCCAAGCCCATAAGTGTCTTAGAAGTCACCCTATGACCTGAGAGAATGTTGCTAGTAAGTAGTTCTTGAAGTGCTAAATACTGCTTGTCTAAATCTGAAGGACTTATAGAAGTTATTTCAGGAACTCTTGTCTTATCGTCTGAGAATGTCAGAACGAATTTTCCTGCATTTTTTTCTGACGTAAATTTATCTTCTAAGCTTCTTTCTATCTGTCTACGTTCTTCAGCCGTTGGGATGCCATTAGCGAAGGAAATCATAAAGCTTCCTGTGAATCCGTTAGAGATATTATTGAGGTGAAACTCTGAAACTTTAGAATCTATAAGACTCCAGTTATTACAAGAAATGTAATCAGCCGTATAATAAGAGTTCATATTAGGACTGTAAAGACCTGTGTAAAGAATTTGATTAGGAGAAGTTCTATCGTTTACATTAAAAGCAGGAACTCTATAAGGC